CCCGTCAGCGGTATGGATTAAGCCCGATAAACCACGGGCGGGGTAGTTGTGGGAAGGGGAATTGAACCCATGACACACGGCTTATAAGGCCGCTGCTCTACCTCCTGAGCTATCCCACAAAGCGCCCGGGGTAGCGAACCGGGCGAAAAGCGTAATGATCGGCGCTGTCTAAACAATGCACCTATACCGTGCGCCGGGGCTTGAACCCGGCTGCTTCCATGCACGGTGGCAAAAACAAAGAAAGATGGGATGGATTTTCCTGCAATTACGATTTACAGGATTGCACACAGACGGAGTCGAACCGCATTTTCAACCTTCCCGCAAGGCTGTGTGCTGTAAAGGAGGAAATACAAATACAAAAAAGAGCCAGCAATCTGTAAGAAATCCTTACAAATCACTGGCTCTGCGTCTGGCGTCTGGCACTTAACGGACGATAGGCTCTGCCTTTCCGTTTTCAATATTCACGAGGCTGGTCGTTTTACATTTCGGGCAAAACACCGGAAGATTATGCGCTGTCGTATCCTTGCGGAATGCTGACCGCGTTTTATTATTACAGACAGGACAGTATACCCTTTTGATCTCCATAATGATCATTCCTTTCCATAGCCTTTAATACATTTTACCAAACAAAAAAAACTATGGCGTACCCATGTTTAAAGCAAAAGCGGCAAGTTTCCTCGCCGCCTTTACTCACATCATCTTTCGTAATTTTTCGATATACCGCGAAATGGTCTCCCTCTCTTCTCGGCAGTCTGCATCTTTTGACAGATCTCCCAGCTCTTCCGTCAGTGCATCCATATGCTCTTCCAGAGCGGCCAGCATACGCCGCTTGCAATCCTCAGACTTGCCGTTGCGATAAGACTGCTTGTTTTCCATGTAATCATCATAAGGGTCATTGTTTCCGTTTCCACGGCTATAGTGCCCCTTTACATAGTGCTCCCCACGTCGCGCATAGGATGATCCATCGTCATAGGCCGTCATGCTCATTCCATCATCCCTGCTGTATCTCCCACGGCTGTCGCGTTTCCGCATCTCGCTGTGGTCTCCTGCCTGGCTATATCCGCCTTCCATTTCGTCGAGAACGGCGTTATAATAGCCCTCTTTGCACTTCCAGTATTCCACATTTTCCATGTCTTTCAACATGTCTATCAATTTGTATGCGGTCTCAAGATTGCCTGTGTTCAGACCTTTTTCCGCGATTTTATCCAGCTCTTCCCGGATATTCTGCATCAATTTGTAACTCATGGTCTGCCCTCCTTAACCGCAAACCCGAACAGCTGTTATGTTCGGATTGTCTACTAACACAGGAATTGTCCCTGCGTTTTTGATGGAAACGTTTTCACAGCATCCACAGAACACATCGACGTATGTCTGGGACGATGCGTTAAAATACTGCTCTACTGCCGCAGGGGTGGCACGCATCACCGTGCCGCCGAGGATTTCCCCATCTCTGGCAATTCCCAGCGCCACTTCTCCTACCGTTTCCCCAGTCGGTACTGCGACGTTTCCGGAAAATGTAATCAGATATCTACCGGGCTTTACAAGCGTTATCTGCGCGCTTCCAGCCCTGTGTCTTTCTGCGCATCCGCCCTTTGTTGCCACTGCCGAAAACGGGATAGACTGCCCTACGGGGACCGTGACCGGCGTTGTGTTTACTAACTCAATCATTTTATTCTCCCTTCATTTCAAAAGGGGCAGACGTTCTCAGCCTGCCCCTTTTTGTGAATAACGGCATCAGCCGAACATCATGGCAAAATGCCACGAAGATACTCCGTCTGAAGTTTTAACATCCGCATCCCGTGTTGCCTCCGTAGCCACATCCGGCGCCAAAGCTAAAGCCTGTCGGGTTGACGATGGACGTGTACGGGGACATTACCGGATAAGACGGAACGGGTGTAGGTCTCAAAGCATTTAAGATGCTGTTTGTCTGTGCGTTGTTAGACAGCTGGAGCTGTGCGGACTGTAACTCTGTCTGTAGAGACTGGATCTTATCCTGTGTAAACAGGTCGATGATACGCTGTGTTCCGGCGTTCTGCGCGTCAATTACATCGCGGAATCCGTTGTTTACGGTATTCTGGAGGATGTTTGTCTGGGCTGCCATGTTGTAGTTTACGCCAGCAATAGCCTCTCGGGTATCGCAGCAGCATTGCTGCGTCTGATAACCCAGATTTGCCATGTTGGCGTTTACGCCGGCAAAGCCGTTGCAAAGCTGGCCGGA